GGTGAATTCAAATCCTGCTTGCTCTAATGCCCTCGCAGACATCTCACAATACTTACAGTTCTCTTTTGAATAGAGTTCAATTTTCATAGTAGTTTCCCAATAAATCAGATGTACCATTCTTTTGCATTTGGTACACTGCATCCTTTACCATTGACAAACCGTACTTCTCATATAGAGACGGTTTCTCACGCTTCATAGACAGTATCACATTACTCACGATATCGTGATAACTGTCACCCTCGAAATGGGTACGGACAAAACCGTACAGTTCTTCAACCTTCATTCGCTTCACGCTCCATCTGCCGACAGTAATCTATGTATGCCTGATAGTCAATAGGAGGGCGGCAATCATCAATCAATTGATTGACATAGGACACGAAAGAGGGATTTTCTGGAACCTCTGGGTCAGGTTCTTGATCATATTCCATAGAATTGATCTCATCCCAATACGCAGACTTAACCTTTGACATTCGCAATATCTCCTTCAAAGCGCATTGCAAGTTCATCAACCATCGCTTCATACTCAGCGATTTCACCTGCAAGTTTAACACAACGTTGATCTACCATACGATAGACTTCTTCGTTAGCAATAGAACGAACTTCTGGCATGTTCAAAACAGAACGTACCAGACTCATTTCGTTGTAGATGTCTAACATGTCATTCATATTCATAACAACTCCTCTCATCATTTATTCACAGTATAGACTAGTTACCGCAATAAGTCAAGGCAATAATAAACCAAGTCAATCAGACCAAGGAACAGCGCACATAGCAAGAATGCTTGTGCTAACCGAACAGCGATATAATCTAACATCATGCCGCCTCCATCATCTCAAATGGGTTGACTCGCTTCATGTACTCAAGTTTGAACTCTTTGTACTCACGACCCCACTCATCGTCATTGAACTGACTTTCCCACTCTTCGTAGGTTAACACCTCTGCAGGGAACTCTTTCCAACCGATACCGTTCTCGATACCAAGAGCGGCGACAAACGCCATTGCGTCTTGTGGACGGTCTAACCCTTCCACGATGTAGTCTGTACCAGACTTAAACTTCCAGTATGCTTTACCATCAGCAAACTTACCAGACTCACAGTGTGCGCCATAGTTCTCAAGCGCAGTAGTAGTTACAACGTACATCATTATACTTCACCTCGCATTGTCAAAATAATATCACGGACTGCTTCACGATCAACAGTGTCAGCACCGTACTTCATAATATCTTTCATTACTTGTTCGCTCTTGAAGTATTCGTTCATACCGTCAACGATTTCTTCTTCAGTGAACTGGAACTCTTCAGCATAGATACCGTCAGCATCTAAACAGTAGAAGTCTTTCATGTAACGAATGAACTCATGTCCACGCTCTGCAAGTTTCATCATATCGTTCAAATTCATAATCAATCTCTCTCTCAATTCAACAAGGTCAGTTTAGTGCATTGTGCAACACTTGTCAACACTTTTTTTCACTTTTTTTCAAAAAGTTTTCCCATATTCTCAAACACAACGTTGTATGCACTACACTCAACACCATAGTGATCATAGAAGTCATCTTCATCTGCAAACACCATATAATCAGTCTCACATGCATAGAATGCTCGCTGTCCTTCACAGAACTCGGTGAAAGCGCGATCCAGTGCATTCATACCTTCAAGTAAGTCACCACGACCATGACGAGTCACAATATCTACGGCGTGTTTGAACTCCATGTTAGGAGTAATATCATAGAAATCTGGAATACGGAACATAATTTTTTCTCTCTCATCAACTTACCCTCATATAATACAAAAGGGGGCGAACATTGTCAACCCCCTTCTTAGATTATTTTGTTATATTGCCAAAGTTTTTTATAACTTATCACGTTCCTGCTTATGTTTCCAAAATTTATCCCATAGTGTGGATGGATCAGATTTTTCTCTGAAGATTTTCTTCGCTTCTGCAACTTCATCTTCAGTCATTGTGATATCTGGCACGAGTACTACGCCTTCCGATCCAAAGTCGGTTTCACGCAATCTGACTTCTTCACCCGTTTCTGGATTAATCGAGGTGGTTTCTTCAAGTGGTTGGTTGCTCTGAAAATCGGTAAAACTTTCGATATCATCATCGTCAATCTCCTCAAACGAACTAATGTTCTCCACTGGTACTACACGCTTACGAGACTCTTTAAATGATACGTTAGCGGCAAGTAGCATCGTCACCGCAAGTGGATCGAATACGAACACCAATAGAATGATTACCCAACGTACTGCTTCATCAAAGTGATCTTTCGCTTCATCACCGTAGATCAGTTCAGCAATATACTTGAGAGGTCCTACCTCTGCTTCCAGTGCGATCTGTTCTTTACTGAGGTTAAGTTTTTCATCTTCCAGTACATCGATAGCATCTTGCGCTTCGGTGATGATACCTGCAAGCATATCACGTTCTTCTTTCTGCGACTGTCTTACTGCGATAGCACCGTCTTTACCTCTAACACGATCATAATCCATCAGGGTTTGTACTGCTTGATCTAACTGAGAGATAACTTGCTCAGAGTCTGCTATGGTACGCTGTTCACGAGCAATTCTTTGCTCGATGCGCTCAATGACTACGGTATTGTCACCTGCATTGATCGTCTGATCGATATGCGCTTTAGAGAGGAATCCAAAGATACCCATAGAGGTGATGAACACCAATAGAACGACTGCAGACGATAGGTATGCTTTCATCAGGAAGTTGACTTTCTTCCAGTTGTAGTGTAACCAAGCGGCAGTCACCAATTTAGCAACCTCAAGGGATACCCCCATGATTGCGATAGCAAATTGTGCTGAAGCAAAGATAGCAATCAACCCCATGATGGAGTAGTATGCCGCGACACCAGATACGAATATACCTGATAAAAAGATTAAGATTCCAATGAACATGCGCCTGTTTCCGCGATATAAAATGCATCGATAATGTCAGTCACTGGATTGTCCAGTTTGTTCTGACTAAACTCTTCTATAAGATTACCACCAAATCGGTCTATCCACGCATCGTACATCTGTTCTTTCTTTGCGTTTCCTTTACCAGTAGCATGTTTCTTAACTACGGTTGGAGCAATCTTCGTGAATGAGTATTTATCTTTCCACAGTTTATGTTGCAATAAACCAGTGTTTTCTCCGATATGGAACACTCGACCTTTCGCACCCATCGCATAATCTTCGATGAACACATGCTTTACATCGTAGTCTGACAATACTGCCATTACCCAATTCGATATGTTGTCGAACCGTTCTTCTTGAGAGGAATAGGGAAACGCGAGACTTCCCTGACATGTGCCGCCCATGAACCTACCGTCATATTTCTTCTTATTAGTAAGATAGTAGTAACGAGTAGTCTGTTCAGAGAAGTCTCGCGTTAAACAGATTGCAGGTGACGTTAGGGAGTAGTCAATCCCTGCATAATACATTACAAGTCGCCTTCTACCCTGTTCTCAGAGTAGAACACATCAAAGTGACCGCCAGGGTAACGTGACATTAACTTATCAACGTTACCTTGGATCACCTCATTGGGGTCTAAACCCAATGCACGACATGAGTTAATCCAATACCACATAATATCGCCAAGTTCTCGCTTTGCGTGATATATGGTATCATCATCCATAGGTTTTCCTTGGAAAACACACTTCTTAACGATTTCAACAAACTCGCCTCCTTCTGCAGAGATTCCAATAGCACCTGTCATCAGCAGGGGAATATTCACTTTTTCATTCAACTCACCAAGACGCGATACCATCGCATCCAACTCATTCGACTCTGTACTGGTCACTGCTTGTACAAAGTCTTTATATGCATTTAGATCAACTTCACTCATCATCTTCCTCAATTTCTTCAAAGTCTTCATCCATCTCTACTTCAGCACCGCAGAACGGACACATGTTGACAGTAAAGAATTCTTCATCTTGTTTATGAGTGACTGCAAAGTATGCTTCACAGTCACTGCAGGTATAGTTATTAGTAGGCATTACAGTGAAAACCCTTTCAGTGTATCGTCAGTCAAGTCTTGCTTGATACCACCAATAATGTAAGATTCAATCTCAGTTTCTTGTGGTGCATTCTGCAACCCACCTGAGTTCAACCAATGTTGTGTCCAAGGTAGTGGGTTATCATTACGCTTGATGTCGAATATTTCCTTTAAACCGATTGCTCGCATACGCTTGTTAGCAATCCACTCAACATAATCACCAAGAAGTTTTTCATTCAGACCAATCATTGATCCATCTTTGAACAGATACTCTGCCCATCGCTTCTCTTCATCAACAGCATCTTTATATGCTTGGTACATCCACTCTTCTTCTTCCTGCATCACTTCAAGCATCTCAACGTCATTTTCATTCTTCTGATATGCTTTGATGATGTGCTGAGTAATAGCAAGGTGCTGAGACTCATCACGAGCAATGAAAGAAATGATCTTAGCAGAACCTTCCATCATTTTCAACTCACCGAATGCGAAAGTACAGGCAAATGACACATAGAAACGGATACCCTCAAGGATGTTTACCGTTACCAATGCTCTCCACAACTTACGCTTGAGTTCCTTGCTGTTACCTTCACCTGTTAGTTTGTATCGATTCGCATAGTCGATGAAGTCATCGTATGCTTTAGTGATCGAGTCTGCACGTTCCATGATACGTTCATCATCGATAACGTGATCGAACACATCACTTGGGTTTGGATATAGATTCTTGATCATGTAGGTATATGAACGACTATGGATAGTCTCCATGAAATCCCACGCAAGAATACAACCTTCCAACTCTGGAATCGAACAGAATGGTAAGAATGCAAGAGCAGGACCTCTACCCTGTACCGAATCCAAAAGAATCTGATACTTGAGGTTAGAGGTAAAGATATGCTTCTGCTCTGGACGCAACTGTTGGTAGTCGGAGCGATCTTTCTGCACCGACACCTCTTCTGGACGCCAGAAGAATCCCAACTGTTTCTGCGTCAACTTATCAAAGATAGGATACTTGAATTCATCGTATCTTTGCATCTGCTGATCTTCACCGAAAAACATCGGTTGCTTCTTGTAGTCAACTACATTTTTGTTGAATACGCTTGTCACTTAGTCCCTTCCTTAAATTGCACAGGCATCACAGACTTCACCGTCATCGTCTGGTAATGCTTCTAATGGTTGTTCAGTTGGAGTCTCCTCGATATCATCATCTTTCTTACTGTCGTAAGTATTTTGATAGTATGATGTCTTCCAACCGTATTTGTAAGTATTAAGAAAATCTTGTGCCATTACTGACACTGGTACTTCATTATCTGGATAGTTCTCTGGATTGTAAGACCAGTTACCAGAGATTGCTTGGTCAAAGTATTTCTGCATCACTGCAACCACCTTGATGTAACCCTCATTGGATTTCATATCCCATAGCAATGTATAGTGATTCTTAAAAGTATGGTATCCAGGCACGATCTGCTTGAGTGTTCCCTTCTTTGACTTCTTCACGGACAAGTAGTCACGAGGGGGTTCAATACCATTTGTTTCACCACAGACCACTGAAGAAGATTCAGATGGCATCTGTGCGGATAGTGTAGAGTGACGCAAACCATGTTCCTGAATTTCGGAACGTAGTTCTTCCCAATCACGCTTGTAGTTTGGAGTTACGATATCGTCAACATCCGACTTATATGTGTCGATTGGTAAGATACCGTCTGCATATTTAGTTCTTTCAAACGCCTCACACTTACCTTTCTCTTTCGCTACGTCTACAGACGCTTTGAGCAAGAAGTACTGGAACGACTCTGTAAGTTCATCTACGAGTTTCCACGCTTCTGGATCATCGTACTTGACTTTATTTTTCGCTAGGTAGTGTGCTAGACCAATGTAACCAATACCAAGTGAACGTCTCGCTTTCGTAGATTTCTCTGCGGCAGGGATAGGATACCCTTGATAGTCAATCAATTCGTCTAGTGCGCGAACTGCAAGATCACAAAGATTCTGCAATTCGTCAGTGTTACTTATACCACCTACGTTCACTGCTGACAAGATGCAAAGTGCAATTTCGCCATCAGTTCCATCAACATTGCTGATTGGTGTGGTTGGTAGTGTGATCTCTTGACATAGGTTAGACATACTCACCTTGTCTTTGAACGAACTATGAGAGTTAACATGATCCATATTCATTAAGTAGATACGACCAGTTTCTGCACGTTCCTTCAGGATATCAATACCCAACTCACGAGCATTGATAGTCTTCTTGTCGATACGAGGATCATTCTCATACTTGGTGTACAGTTCATCGAACTCTGGGTAACCAAAAGCATCGTAGAGTCCAGGCACATCATGAGGTGAGAACAATGAGATATCTTCATTCTTCAGGAAACGCTCATAGAACAACTTGGACAACTGAATAGAGTAGTCGAGTTTACGAACACGGTTGTCTTCTGAACCCTTGTTGTTCTTCAGTACGATTACATCTTCAATCTCTTTGTGCCAGAATGGGAAGTGAGTTGTAGCAGAACCACCACGCACACCGTTCTGAGTACATGAACGAACAGTCGCTTCATACATCTTGAGGAATGGAATCACACCAGTGTGTTCTACCTCTCCACCACGAATCTTTGATTTGATTGCGCGGATACGACCAACGTTCAATCCAATACCTGCACGTTGTGCAATGTAGTATCCAACAGCACTGTTACTGTGGAAGATACTATCCAATGTGTCGTCTACGTCAACGAGTACACATGACGCAAACTGCCGGATTGGTGTACGAACCCCTGCCATTACTGGTGTGGGAATGTTCAACTTGAACTGACTGATAGCATTGTAGTATCTGCGTACATACTGCATACGCTTATCTCTTGGATACTGTGCAAAGATAGTCGCAGAGATCAACATATACATCACCTGTGGGGTTTCGTAGATGTCTCCAGAGGAACGATCTTGTACTAGGTACTTGTCTACTACCTGCTGTAAACCTGCATAAGTGAACTGCAGATCACGATCATGATCCATCATACCATCGAGTTTAGTCCACTCTTCATCATCGTAATATGACAACAAATCTTTATCATAGACACCACGCTTGATATTCCACTCAACAATCTCTTTCAGTGGGATTGGGTCATACTGACCATACACCTGCTTACGCAAAGAGAATGCAAGAAGTCTAGCGGCAACGTATTGATAGTTAGGGTTCTCAAGTGTAATGAGGTCTGCCGCTGACTTGATTAGAATTTTCTGAATATCTTCTGTTGGAATTCCATCATAAAATTGGATTCCAGAATTCATCTCTACTTGTGATGATGATACTCCAGACAAACCGACACACGCTTCTTGTGTCATCTTCTGGATTTTCTCGATGTCTAGTTCTTCTTTACGTCCACCAGACTTCACCACGAAAAGATTATCGATGGTTGTCATTTATTACTCCGATTAAATTAAACTACTTGAAATTGTAGTAAGTATAAGGGGGAATCGTGGTGCTTTGGTGTTGCAACATCAATCCAATTGTTACCATAGGATACTATGACACGTCCTGGGTGTGCAGAGATAATCTCTTTTGCTTCACCCTTTTCAAATACGATGAACTCACCACCACACCATTTATGCCATATGCTATTGAGTACGACAGTTACATAGGAATCCTGCTTTTCAACACCAGATCGTCTTGCAACAAAAGGTTCTTCCTTAGAAACTTTTGTAATTTGCAAGTTTTTCAAATTTACATCTTCTTCATTAAGTCGAAAAATCTCCACACAAACTGCAGTTGCAATATCTTCTGCAAGTAAAGAAATATCTTCACTTTTAATTATATGAGAAAATAGTCGTTCTAAATTATCATGAGGTATCATATT